GTCAGGAATGCTAGAGCGGCTGCGGTTAAGGATGCAGCATCTACCAAGAGCATCAATGAAATTGGTACTTTTTGTGGGTGGGTTAATGCCGTGGGGAATTCTGGATTGGCCATTCATTCCGGTGTCCCTGTCGCTCAATCCTACTATAATATGATGATTCGTTCCGCACAGACACAATATAATAATCTCAACTTATCCCCAAGGAAGATGAAGAAGGTGAGGTCTCTCATTCGGCGATTTGAATTAGAGGACGGTGGTCTCAAGTGGTGGTCTGGTGGAATGAAGGCCCAGGCCACTGAAATAACTTGGGAAACACGTATCTCTTATTACATCGCCTTTGGGATACCTCCACACGAACAACTTATCTTGGAGAAACGTTACGACAATACACTGCTTCGTCACTCAGACAATCTTGAAAATATTGATTGGAATGAGCCAGTACACATATGGGGGTGATGCTGCCCCCGTTAACCCTACCGCAGCTTGGTCGCAGCTGAAACCGTTCCGCCGGTTGGGTCGGGAGGACATTTCGACATGGGGTTGCCAGGTGTAATAGCCCAAAACTCTAAGAGTGCTAAACAGAAGGCCAATAGACTGCACGGCGCTCCCGAGAGGTTACCTGGTGATGTACAGTCCCTTTTCATGGTTGAGGCATCCCATACAAACCATGCCCAGAAGAAATGGAAAATCTTGGTCCGCTTTGCTTAGGGATCCTTTTCATCACGCTCCCTGTCATATTCCTGACGATGCCACAATGGATTCAGGCGTTGTTACCTCGCGTCAACTCTATCAATTGAACCCTTTTCAGTTATCTGGTACAGCTACTACCCACGATGGTGGCTTTATTCTCCTTCCACACCCAGTTTGGTTCATTTATTCTCTTTATGAGACAAGTTCTGGGTCAAACGTGTTGACTGATGTCAACATTGCAGGTACCTCTTACAATGGGACCTTTGGAGCTGCCTCTAACGCTGCTGGAATTATGCCTTCGGGTGTATCTGGTCGCGTTCGTTTGTCTTCGATGGGGATTAGAGTCACCTACGAGGGTACGGAGTTGAACCGATCTGGGAGGTTCTTTGCTGGATTGTGCCCGGTACAGTTTGCTGCTTCCGGCGTGCCCACAACAGGTACTGTTTTGTCGCCACTGTCTACCATTTGCGGTGCTGCTACTCCGAACATCGCGAATATGAAGCAGTGTATGACAAATATGGTGTCTGCTAGGGTCGCTGATGGCACATTCGAGGTCCATTGGTTCCCGAACGGTGTTCCCACTTACCAGGCTTGGGCTTCCGTCCCATCAGGATGGTTGCCTTCGACCACCACAGCCGGTGCCGTTGTTAATCAGTCGGCGTTTAACGCCCCACCTGGTTTAGGCGGTGTACAAGGCGGTCAGAATGCGTTAGTCTTCTTTGTTGAAGGTGATACCATTCCGGTCGCTGCGTCATTTGGGAACACCTATTCTGTCGAGATCATCGCACATTGGGAGGTTATTCCCTCCTCACCTTGGTCTGTTCCGTACTCTCTTTCACCATCGTTGTATTCTGCCCAACAACTTCAAGCCGCCCTTAATTCCACCCGCGTCCAAATGGGGATGGTCCACGACAGTCCTATTATGTCCGTGGGGCGGTCTGCTGGTAAAGGCAACACTACGGTGGTGGGTCAGAGTAAGCCAGGTGTGCTCTCTAGGGCGCTTGACCTCGCTGCTCTTGCGGATTCAGGCATGCGAGATGCCTATAACCGTTTGAGTTCCGAGAATAAGGCGCTCTTGGGATCAATTTTGCGAACGGCCACGACAACGGCTACCAGGGCCGCGCTTAACCAAGTGGCTACCAGGGTTGTTGGGGCACGTGGTGGAAATGGTCAACCGTCCCGCCGACGCATTGCTAAC